AGATGTAAAGACCTTGACTTATACGCTGGCCAACTTAGAACAGTTAGCCGATGTGATGCATGAAGTACAGAAGTTTAAGATTAATGCTAGAATACAGTTAGGCGTTGAGATCGGCCGTGTTCCAGAAGGCGACTTTAAAGAGTTATATTTGTCAGAATTAGTAGCTGATGCTGAACAGTTTTGTAAAGATAATAATTGGTCATGGGACCCTGATTATGTTGGTGGTAATCGTACACATTATGCTGTACGCATAAACGGAATTGAACATAAATTTATTAAATGGTGTGATGTGAGAACTATTGATCTCGAAGAAGTTCAAAGCGAGTCTTGGGCGAGTATTGTTCCTGGGAAGCCAATGAGTCCATTACTACATCAAGTTATTTTACGAGACCAAGCAGTTAACCGAGGACAGATGTTGTTTGATACAGTACCTAAAAAATATAGACATGAATAAAATACATGACACAACATCAATATGTGAACATTGTTATAGGCATGTGCCTGCTGTTCTTTTTGAACGAGATAATTCTATATGGTTGAGTAAAAAATGTAAGTGGCATGGAGAAAGCGAATATTTAGTAGAACCCGACGCTGATTTTTATATTAACTACAAATATCCAACCCCAGAGAACCACACATATTGTTTAGACATTACCAATAAGTGTAATCTAAATTGTCCTCACTGTTATCAGATTCCAGATAACACAAGTAAAGATCCGTCAAAAGACCACATCCTTGAAATAGTAAGATCCTGGGAAGACGACGGATACGCTGTTGCGTTAATGGGAGCAGAACCCACAGTAAGAAAAGACTTACCAGAACTATGTGAAGCCATTCAATCATTACCTGGTAAACTTCGTAGTATTATGATTTTGACAAATGGCGTTTACCTATCAGACTATGAATATGCTAAACAATTTGCAAACATGCCAAATGTACTTTGGACCATTGGATTAAATCACCCAGATTATCAAGGGCATACAGTTAGAAAGAAACAAATGGAAGGTATAGAAAATTGTTTAAAATTAGGTATGAAGATTAAGAATGTCAGTTACACTCTTGAAACTATTACGCAGTTAGAATATTGCCTAGAAGAAATACAGGAGTTTGGTAGCCGGATCTGCCAACAATACAGAATACGAGTTGGAACCGACATTGGAAGGCATCCTGGAGAAGAAAAAATATTTCTATCAGAACTAGTAGGTATGGTAAAAACTATATGTGATAAAAAGGGATGGACACATGAGTACGACCCAGATTTTGGAATTAGAGTGCATTATCCACTACGAATTAATGGTATATTAGTTAAGATAATACAATGGCCCGATGTAAGAACTATTGACTTAGAAGAGGACCAAACTGAGTCTTGGGCAGACATTTTACCAGGTAAACCTATATCTCCACTTGTACATCAAGTTATTCTACGAGATGGCGCAGTAAATAAAAACTTGCCGTTATATGACACAGTGCCAGAAAAATATCAAAGGAAATACGATGCACGGGATTAATAATAAACCTTATTATGATATGACTTCTTATTTAGATATGGATCAGTTTGATAAACTACAGCCTGAGATATTAACCGGTTTCGCTGTAGCAAGACAATATGCCAAAGAAGGCACATGGATGGCTCCTGGTTTTACCTTTGATGATATGAGTTATAAGCCGCATTGGAAACCTATATATCAAGCAATGGAAGAATTTATGGCATTACCAGATAGTCCTATGAAACAAGCAGGCCTGTTACTGATGCCTAAGAATTTTAAAAACTTTCAAGAACGCAACGTGTTCACCCGTTTTTTAAAAATGGCCATGGGTGCGTATGATCCTTACATTTATTATTACTTGTGGGAAGAAGGATCGTGGGATGATAGAACTGCTAAACGTAATCTAACACCCGAAGCAGAACATTTCCCTAATGTAGTCAAGTGGGTAGAAAGTTTGGTAGGTACAGTATTCGAAGATATCGGTCGTGTTATATTCTTTCATTGCGAAGCAGATGGCATTCCATTTGAGCACAGAGACTTAGATGCTAACAACGGTGTCAATGTAGTTAAGCCTCACCGCAATGAATTTATACATATACGCCCTAATACAAAGAAAGCATTTTACCTATGGGATCCAGAATCAAAAGACAAGACATACTTAAACTGTCGTGCTGCGTGGTGGAACGATGTAGATTGGCACGGCGGTGAACGTATTATGGAACAAAGTTATGGCCTGCGCATTGACGGCAAGTTCACAGAAGAGTTTCGTAAGAAACTTGGAATTGATCATTTAGATACATACTAATGAAATATATAGGTAATTACAAATCCTGGATCAAAGATCAACGCATAATAGAACACCTTTCTAGTTGTCAAGGCGATTGTACTCCAGTATGGCAACCTGATAGATGGCAAGGTAATGCTATTTTAGAAAAATTTACAGAAATGGCTCGGCCGGGATATTCAAGCAATAAGTATTTCTTTCATCAGATGAATCCTAGATCTAAAGAAATGCAGGATTTTAAATTTACATTACCACCTGTGCCTGAGCAACGAACTAATGTCAACTGGTGGTTTGTAATGTTATACCCCGGAGAGTTTCAAGCTATGCATATAGATCCTCAGCTAACTGAAGTTAGTAATCCTGTACGTTACACTATGTTCCTACAAGATTGGGAACCTGGACATATTTTTGTCTATGACGACAGGGTAGCTGCAAACTACAAAGCTGGAGATATGTTTGAATGGAGCGACCCTATGACATTACACGGGCCAGCAAACATAGGATATAATACAAGGTACACTTTACAAATTACGATGTACGATTAATCTGTTCGCTAATTTTAATAAACGGGCCGTTATTACCGCAGAGTATTTTACACGTTGATGATGAATGTGTATCCCACTTTTTATGAATTAGTGTTTGCCATATATCTGTATTCATAATATCTTTTACAGAATGAATTTTAGAGTCTAGTGCTTCTAAGCCTCCTAATTCTTTAATAATAGAAAATACTTCCAACTGTACTTCTCGAGCTATAGACGTTATACTAGTTTCGTCTATGACTCCATATTTTTTATACAACTCAACGTCATAGTTGGCATACAAAAATGAGCCTATTAGACAACAAGGCATAAGATACCCATTAGCATCTATATATAGCTCCTTAGAGTCAACAGCAAAACAACTAACATCATTTTGCCATTCTTTATAATTTTTTAAATCAATAAATTCTACGGGCTTGATATTATTCCCAGTGGGTGGTTCTATGTAGTAATCAACAGAGCCTTTTCTATCAAGTACTGGAAATTTTTTACCAAATCTTTTACTGTCTTTTGTAAAAAATTTTGAAAAGCCTAGTTCTGATGACATGCTTCTTGCTTCATCCACTTGATTTTCGTTATGTTTAAATCTTATAAAAACCCATTCTGCGTTGCCGCCAGCGTCTATAAAAGCCTTGGCATTTCTAATAATCATATCATAATTAGTTCCGATTCGGTAGAGACTATGTGTATCTCGTAACCCATCCAGCGCAAATATTACTTTATGATTTTTAGGCAACGATGTTGCAAGTGATGCCCACCACTGTGCATTATGAGCCGAACCATTAGTATGCAATATTATCGTCATGTCGGATTTGTTATCACGTACATATTGACACATATCTATTAAGTTAGCGTTAATAATAGGATCGCCGAAGTCACCACAAAAATTAACACAACTTATCTGTGCCAATACTTCATCAGTGAATATATTTTGAAACATGTCTAATGTCCAATCTGTTAAAATTAGATTAGGATTATCAATGCCGCCATGTATATTTCTAAGACACATAGGACAGCTTGCCTGACATCGGTTTGTTATTTCAACTTGTACTGTATGCAGTTGTTCAAAGGCAAACATTTAATATCCTATAATGTGAAACATATACTTATTTTCTAATCCGCCATTGATGCCATTATGCCAATTTCTATAATTATTCCATTTAAGTAATGTGCCTTGGGGTTTATTATAAAAATATTCTTTATCTAATATAAACAAGTGGCCAATCGCTGGCTTACTAATAAAAATAGAATAACGTTTTATTACTCCGAGTTTTAAATATTCTTCTTCGTGGTCATCTATGTCATAATGATAGCCGGTCATATATCCGGGCTCTACACAACTAATCCAACTACGTAAAATTGTTATATTTAATTTTTTTGCTATTTCAGATTCTAGTTCTTTCGTATGATAGTAATTTGTCCACTTAACACTATCAGTATTAAAGTTATTATCTTTCCACAGCTTTAACATTTCTGCATACTCTGGATTGTTCATATTCCACTGTGTAGGATCAACGGTAACTATTTTACCGTCTGCTAAATTGCTTATAATGTTATTCCAATCAATCATTATAGATCTCTTTAAATATTTCAGCAAATAAAGAGTTTGGCCAATATATCGTTAAGTGTCGTGTTACTGTAATTTCAAAAAACTTTTTAAAATCAATATAACCGTTATCGGTTGACTCGTCAAATCTATATGCACCATCTTTTCCTATGATACCTTCTATTACTTTTCTTTCTATAAAGCGTTCACTATATGGCACCACAGAATAATAGTCTATAGTTTTTAATACATTGTCTTTTGAAATATAAAAACAATGGGGATACATTGCCATTTTATAAAAATTGTTTTCTTTGGTCGAAATTAAAAAATCTTTAATTTGTTGTTTCCAATCTGGCAGTTCTACGTCCAGGTTTCTGTCTTTATCGTATAGCACCTGTGATAGTGTTTCTTTATTCCATTCTATAAATATTTTTCTGTTACCAAAATCTATGTCATATACTTTTGGGGTTGTTTTTAAATGTGATAGGTCATTTAAAAACTTTACTTCGCGTTCAAAAAACCATTGTAGTAAATCGTTATCTATTGTAGAAACATTTTCGTCTTTTCTATATTTTTTATCTGTACAGTAGTGCATACACATTACAGTTTGTTCTTCATTCACCGTAGGAGAATATAGTAGATTTGAACTGTTAGGAGTTCCATCAAGATTTAACTTGTAGTAATATTTCCAGTTACTTGTGTCTATCACTGTTTACTCCAGTTTAATTTTTTATCAATATATGACTGCACTTGATTTCTATATTTTTGATCATCAGTATCCACTGTAGATACTTTATAATCATATATTTCTTCGTAAGAATTTGTTTGATGATATGCAAATAATCTGTCGGATAAGAACGGGTTGCATCCTCTTAGACCAATAAACCCGGTATCTGAATAAAATTCTTTCACTAGTGATTCGGCCTGATACCAATCCATATCATTGTGTTTCCATATAACAATATCATTCCTAGTACTACCAACACCACCGCCTCTAGGAGTTGTGGATTTGAATATAACATTACCACTGCTGTCTTTCGATACTTCATATCCTGGATTTTGTCTAGCTTCTAATTTAATCAATCCGTTGCTTACTAGTTCTTTAGTAAATCGACTTTGATTTGTTAATGTTTCATCATAATCCGGAACTTCTAGTATATGTGCCGATGCACTTTGTCTAGTCCAATTAGTATTGAGCCAATCTAATGACATGTTCCATGACTCTGCACTTTCGCCGGGTATGCCGCATATCATTTGTATGTTTGCTCTGTATCGTCTAGGGGCATGAACATCTGTATATGACTGGAAGTCTAACAAGCCTTCTTGTAATTTTTCAGGATCCATTCCTTTACGTACAAGTTTACCAGCAACATGATTAAACGTTTCAATGCCCATACTATGTCCAAGGAACCCTAATCTAATATAAGTGTCCCAATGTTCACGATGTTTGACTACCAAGTCGCCACGAGCAAACCCACATATCCAGGGATTATAGTTTAACTCATCAACAGCATCTGCATACTTCTGTAACTTCTCAGGACGGTCATTAAATGTTTCATCCATTACACGCCAATTTTTAATGCCCCACTTTTCGTATCCTGTTTGCATTTGACGTTTAAATTCTTCTTTGCTTACACTAACGTCCTTGGCCTGACCTATAATAGGAAAGTTACAATAACTGCAACTGAACATACAGCCACGTGCTGTTTCAATCTGAGGACATTCCCACGGCATCATAAAGTCACGTGCTTCGTAATCCACTAGATAGCTGTCTAACGGAGCACTAGGATAGTGATGTAACCCTCGTATAACTTTTTTACTGCCAAAGAATGCCGAGTCAGTTAACAAGGGTGCGCCTAATGTGCCAATGAGATGCTGACATAGAGCTAGGACTGCGTTTTCACCGTAGCTATCTACCCAATAGTCTACTCCTTCGGCCGGCGTGACCAAGGCATTATTTCCACCTACTACAATAGGTATACTGGGATATTCTTTTTTCAGCCACCCAATAAATTCATTTAGGTACGGACTCCAGGGATTTAAAAATGCTGTGCCAAAGCAAAACATAACTGTTTTATCTGTTGTTCTACTGCGTACAAGTTCTTGTAGTTCTTCTAGTTTCCAGAATGCTGTAAAGTCTACAACTTCTGCGTCCCAATCGTTCATTCGTAAAAATGTTGCCACACGATGCGACCATAATGCTCTCTCCCAACGCTTACCTGTTAATGAAAAGAATAATACGTGATTCATATAACCTTAAATTCCGATGGCAACATACGTTTAAATGAATCTATTTTGTCTTGTTCAATATTAAATGTTATTGAGACAGGAGAATGATCAAAATTGTTTATAAAGCCTAATTTGTTCGCTTCGTTAAACCAGGGGCTTAATGTGTTATCAAACACAAATCTAGCATCGTCGGTATTGGCTATGGTTGTGGATAATGATACTTCTATTGGGTTTTTTAATTTGTTATTCTTTAATAACTTTCTAACCACTAACTGTACTCTAGCACGTCTACCAAAATTTGCGGCGGTATGTAAAAAACTCGCATCCATATCGTACCATACACCGTCCTGTTCTAACAGGAACATTTGTTCTCTAACTAAATCTATAAGATAGCATGCTTCACCTAGTATGTTAAGATGGTACCGATCGTCGATGTCTGCATGAGTTTGATAACAATGCGCCGGGTCTAGAATTATTATTCTAGCCTCACCCCTACTCACCGGCAATGAGTCATATAATTTTTCCCAAACGGTACCTTTATATTCGTCTTTGATAATCCACGGATCATAAAAAAAGTTACCAGTTGGTTGATTAATAATTGTTTTCATATTACCTTTGGGCAATTGATTACATGCCTCTTGAAACAATGATGTATTAACTGTGTAGTTGGTGGGAGTTAGCATAGAAATATTTATGTGCGCACTTTAAAGGGTAAATATTTCATGAATCGCATATTAATTGCACCGGAATATTCAATTGACTATCTCGAAGTAGATCGCCCTAGTCCGTTGTCAGATACAAAAATTGAACAACTGATACAAGATGTATTAAGTGGTAAATTAGATTCGGATATTACTGATAGTGTTTATACTAATTTTAAAAATGAAACAACCGATTATATTTCTAATTCTAAACTAAATCGTCTGACAGGCTTTGATCAGTTTGAACGTGTGGATATTATAAATGGATGTACGCAGTTCATCGATAATCTTTATATGCAAGGGCCTGTGCAAGTATTGCGTGGCGATTATAGATATCATGAAAGATTAGGATTAGCGTATGTTAAAGATGTGGGCTCGCTGATTCCGGATATTCCTTTAATTATAGCAATGCCGTTTCCTAGCATTGGTGCTCCACATCAAGACATGGGGGAGATTTTACATGAATGTAAAATTAAAAACATTGCAGTACACATTGACGGTGCTTGGATTAGTTGTTGCCGTGACATTGCTTTTGACTTTAACCATGTGGCTATTAGATCCGTTGGCATCAGTCTTAGCAAAGGTCTCGGTCTTGGCTGGAACAGGATAGGCCTACGCTGGACTAGACAACCCAAGGCGGATAGTGTTACAATAATGAATGACTTCCGTATGAACAATCGAGCATTGGCTATGATCGGTTTACATTTTATTCGTAATTTAGAACCCGACTATCTGTGGAATACACACGGTGAACGATATTACAAAGTGTGTAAGGACTTTAATCTCACACCTACCAAGAGCATTTATTTGGCACTACGAGATGGTCAGCCTGTGGGTGTGAGTCGGTTGATAAGGTATTTAGAAAATGAAATTACATAATATAGATGACGTTAATATACCTTTTGAAAAACATTGGGAAAATATTGCTATTAGCGTCAGCGGTGGGGCTGACTCTGCGTTATTAGCATACTTAATATGCAGTTTGATTTCAAATGATACCACAGTACATATTATTAGTCATACCCGTATGTGGAAAACTCGTCCGTGGCAACAACAGGATAGTTTACATGTATACAACTGGTTAACAAATAAATTTCCTAAAATTAAATTTAAAAGACATACTAACTTTATTGCACCCGACATCGAGTACGGAAACATCGGCCCTAGCATTGTAGACGAATATGACAAAAACGTAAGTGGTGATAATATTCAGCAACGGTCTTATGCAGAATACATTTGTTATAATGAAGATTGTGAAGCCTATTATAATGCTGTTACTCGAAACCCTAGGGGAATAGACTTGGGCGGCATGACTGAGAGGAACATAGAACCCACAGAAGCAAATCAGCATTTAACATTAATGATACACATGGGCAGATATGCTATACATCCTTTTAGATTTGTTGAAAAGGATTGGATTATTAAACAGTACAAAAGATTAGAAATCGAAGACCTCCTAAATATTACCCGCAGTTGTGAAGGCGAATTCAAAACTATCAATTATAAAACATACGTAAAAGGACAAGTGGTTCCAACATGCGGAGAATGTTTTTGGTGTAAAGAAAGAAAATGGGCAATTGATAAAAATGACTAGATTAATAACTTTTGGAGATAGCTTAACATTCGGACATTGGTTGGATCCCACCGATACATATCCCAGTGATCGTGCATGGCCCAAAGTACTGGGAGATATGCTAGGATACCGTGTTGTTAATACTGCTGTTCCGGGACACAGCAATATACAAATATTAAAAGATATTTTAAACTTTGAATTTCAGCAAACTGACATAGTGATTGTTGGATGGACCTATCCTCAAAGAGACTATATTTTTAGAAAAAATCTGTTAGGCATGGACACTTCTATACAAGTAAATGTTTGGCACAAAGATACAAAATTTATTGAAAAATGGGCAGATGTTCATAATAACTATGATCTAGCTGTAAGAACAGGACTTCATATACATCATGCTGAATGCTTTTTAAAAACAAAAAATATTCAACAACATCATTTTTCTAGTTCGTGGGCTTGGTATGAAGTGATGCCAAATTTTATATCGACTCCTACAACTTATATAAATGAAGACATTTTAACAATGGTTGACAAAGCCCTAGACAACAGTCATCCTGGCTACGTAAGCCATAGCAACGCGGCTAAAAAATTATACGGGATAATCAATGCACCAAAGTAAAACATTTTGTATGCATCCTTTTACAGGACTGGCAACTAGAGAAGACGGAGCTATATGTGCTTGTTGTCGTAGCCACCCTATTGGATTTATACAGGATGCTCCATTAGAGTATCATTGGAACAGTGAAGTTATGCAGCGGATTCGTCGACAGGTATTAATAGGTGAACGCCCTGTTGAATGTGAACCTTGTTTTAGTCTAGAAGATCAGGGTGTTGAAAGTCTGCGCCAACGACATATTGCAGGAAAAATTCCAGAAGCAAGAATAAATTTGTATCCAGATGCATTAAAAAAGATGCGTCACGACTTTACTATGCCTTTTGAGATTCCCACAATGGAGCTCAAACTAAACAATTTGTGCAATTTAAAATGTCGTATGTGCCATCCGATGGATAGTACAAGTTGGAATGACTGGAGTGAAGTAAAAGACTTTTACAAAGCAGAAGGCAATATCATGTATGCTATTGTAGAAGAACACAACTTAGAAACTAAGCCGCATCTTGACAAGTTTCAAGACAATCCCGAGTGGTGGGCTAGTTTAGAAAAACTATTGCCGCACTTTAGGCGTGTAGAGTTTGCAGGCGGCGAACCACTAATGGATCCGCAACATTACCGCATACTTGATATGCTTGCTCCGTACGGTGATCAGATTGAAATTAAATATGCAACTAACTTGTCTATGCTAGGTAAGAGCAATCGTACAGTTTGGGAATACTGGCCTAAGTTTAAATCAGTGGCAGTTAATGTAAGCATTGACGGTATTGGTTCCAGTTACGAATATGTTCGAGGTAACGCTAGTTGGGCAGAACTTGTTAACAACATCAAACAGATACAAACTATCTCTAATATTAGCCGCATAGTTGGTGCTGTCACTGTGCAAGTTAGTAATGTTCTTATCCTAGATAAAATGATTGAGTATTTTCTAGATGACTTGGGAATTGTATTTCATACGCATCGCGTTGAATACCCTAAACTGTTATCAGCACAAGTATTGCCTAGTGAACTAAGAATGTTAGCAATAGACAAACTAATTGCTGTACATAAGAGAGTTAAGGATTTTAAATTAGTTAAACAACATCCACAACTTTTAGAATATACACTTGGGCAAATACAAGATAACATTAACTATTTGCAAGCACGAGATCAAAGCGAGAAGTGGTTAGACTGTGTAGAGTTTAATCGTAGATTAGATAAATCACGCAGTCAAAGTTTTTTAGAAGTAACTCCTGAGTTTAAAAATTATGTATAAAGTAACTTCTGCGTGGCCGCACCAAGATCAAATTAAAATAGAATGGAATCTTGGTAAACGATGTAACTACGATTGTACATATTGTCCTAGTAGCATACATGATAATCATAGTCCGCACACAGATATTGCTGTACTAGAAGCAACTGTTGATAAACTATGCGAATTAGGAAAACCATTACGCATTAGTTTAACAGGAGGCGAGCCTAGTGTACATCCCGATATAGAAGATCTATTAGACTACTTTAAGCGTAAGGATATATTCTGGGTGAATCTAACTACCAATGGCACACGATCAGCTACATGGTATTTACAGAATGAAATGTTTTGGAATCATCTTATTTTCAGCCTGCATTTCGAACATGATTGGCAACGAGTGATGCGTACAATTAATCAATATTACGATGACTCTGAGCGTGAATTTTTTGTTGCGGTGATGGCCCATCACGATCATATGAAAGATGTTAGAAAAGTTGTCAAAGAATTAAAAGAAAAAGGAATCAAATATACTATACGTAGAATTCGATGGACCGAAGGAGATCACAATGTGTTTGATGATATGCGCTATGACGGAAAAGATCTAGAATGGATAGTGTCTCAGGACGCTACAGTTAAACCTAACTGCCGTATCGATAATGATCAAATAATTCATGCCAACGATGTTATTAAAAAACACCTAAATCAATTCAACGGATGGTCTTGCAATGCTGGGATTGAAAGCCTTATGATTAACTGGGATGGCGAAGTTCATCGAGCAACTTGTCGAGTAGGCGGAAGTTTAGGCAATATATATCAAAATACATTTGTTCAACCTACTGTTCCGATTATTTGCACACGAGAATGGTGTACCTGTGCTGCCGATATTCCTCTAACAAAAATTAAAGGAGATTAAATATCTGATGGATATATATCACATATGGGCAGACAAAAAGGACGACATTACTGATTCCGAGTGGGTCGGTAATATGAAAAAGTTCTTACAACAGTTAGTAGACGAGGAAAAGATGATTTCATTTCGTGTTACTAGATGCAAAATGGGATTCCGTAGTATGGATATTCCAGAGTGGCATATTATGATGGAGTTTAATAATATGGCACAGTTAGAAACAGCGTTCCAGCGTGTGGCTCCATTAGAAGGTGAACTAGAAGATAAACACCGTAGCTTTAATCAATTTGTTGGGGGCAACATCCAACATGCATATTATAGAGATTGGCCAGATGAAAAAAATTAAAATTAATAGTTGGGATGAGTTTCAACCTTTAGAAGCCGTGGTTGTAGGAAGCACCTACGACAGCAGTTTCTTTGACGGTGTGAAAAATAAGAAAATATGCGATGTTCTTAAAAAAATATGCGATGAAACTACCGAGGATATCGAATATTTTAAAGAACAGATGAAATCTCATAACATAGAAGTATTTCAAGCATCTCCTACGGAATTGGGATACCATAACAGCATATTGGATTATGCAGATGTTAATGGCAGAATTGGTCACGCTAGCGAAAGTTCACACATAGTAAGAGATGCATTAATTCCAATTCACCCGTTACAGGTTCGCGACGACTCTGTTGTAATGGGAAATAAGATCTTAATCACAGATAAAACGTTTGAGGTAGACGGATACGTTAAGAAATTTCAGGAATGGTTTGGGTCCGAACAAATAGATTTAACTTTGTATAACGGAGAGAAACAATTCCGACGTACTGAAGACAATTTTAAAGAATACATAGAAATTAAAGGGCTGGATATAAACTACGATCTGCTATCTCAAGACGAAAAAAATAAACTACTTTTAGATACTCCACTGTCTGGATTTTGTAGTCCAAATATAACTAGGATAGGAAAAAAATGTCTAGTTGATTTGCACCAAACTGAAGAAGCAATAACCTATCTCATGGAACGATATCCCCAATTTAATTATAGTAAATTAATGCTTGGCGGCCACAACGATGGTATTTTTAGTGTGTTAAAACCAGGAGTGGTTATTGCTGGACCATGGTTTAAAGGTCGAGAGCATAATTTTAAAGGCTGGGAAGTAATTTATTTCAATGATACACGATGGGAAGATGTGGGGAAATTTCATGACTTAAAAGAACAGAATAGAGGAAAGTGGTGGGTACCGGGCGAGGAGGAGAACTACGAATTTACTAAATTTGTAGAATCAGTATTGCCTAATTGGACCGGTTTTGTTGAAGAAACTATTTTTGATTTGAACTGTTTAGTAGTTGATGATCGACACGTTGTTGTAAACAGTAATAGCAAAGAATTATTTTCTGTTTTGAAAAAGCATAACCTCGAACCAATATACTGTCCATTGCGACATAGATTTTTTTGGGACGGTGGATGGCATTGTCTTACATTAGATGTTAGACGTAGTGGTGGACAAAATGACTACGGAATTTGAACCGTATCTTAAATCATGGATAGAAGGATTTCTAAGTAAACCAGAGGCTCTACTCAACGGCTTGCCCCCGTGCCCTTATGCTAGAAAGGCTAGGATAAAATTTATAGAGACTGACAACTATATTGTTGACATTACACAGTGTTTAGAAAATTGGTCTACGAAATATGATGTTGTGGGATTCGTATGTGGAGATGTAGAGCCGACTAATTTTGTATTAGATGTTAGACGTCTAAATGACCATTGGTTGTCTAGGGGATTTGTATGTTTAGAGGATCATAAAGATATACCGGAAATATTCCATCACTTAAATTTCAGCAACGGCCGATATAATATTATATTAGTACAGCAGAAAGAAAAACTAAACGCAGCTAGCAAACAACTAACGGATGCAGGATATTATAAAAATTGGCCAGAAGATCTGTATAATGATGTAGTATCTTGGAGATCAGACAGGACCTAATTCTTCATATCCGTCAATTTCTTTTTTATAATTTGCTGCGGCACCTAGGTATAGATATTCGAAGCCTCTGTGTTTATAGATAGCACAGGCATTCTTTAGACTTTCCATGCCTAATCGTAGATCCGGATTTTTATAGTCCCACGCAAACTGTAATGCTTCTGCGTTTTTAGCATTATGTATTTTAATCATATCCCAGGCCACCAGTTTCCCATTATCAAAATATCCTACAATGTCAACTGAGTTGTCGGTATATTGATTTGGAAATATAGGCATGACGCTATCGAACTTTTTGTATCTGCAATATTCTTCGTAGATATCGTTGAGTTCAGAGAACTGACGATCGATGACATATTGCCATTGGTGTTCTTGAACCATCGTCTCGTAATTAGTGTTGCTTAAATTAATACGACAAAATTTCATTTTATTAAATGACTCAATTCTGGAAAAGTCTGAGAAAAATCAGTTCCTCGTTGTGAGTCCATTGTGGAAATATAATCTTTAAAATCTGGTAATAGATTAGTATGATCTTCTTTGTCCATCCAATCTAATATGCCTTCCCAACGTTTCCAACCGTACGGGTTAACTTCCCAAAATTCTGTATCCTGTGTATAATTGTTCCACAACCATTGCTGTAGTTCTGCAAATAAGTTTCGTACTTCGAGTTTATCTTCTTTAGGCAGTACACGTAGACTCAACCAAGTTGGTATCCATAATAAGTGTACGCCTACTAGTCCGCCGCCCATCACTTGGCCTGCTGCATTTAGATCAAAGTTTACTTTGTTAAATTTCATACGCACCTTCCACTTAATAAAATCTGGAACATGTTTGATGTTTAGTATCTGTACTGCCATAGCAATATTGGTCTGTATATTGTCTGGTGCATTGTCTAACTTAACCAGATTAGATTCTACTTCTTTCCAGTCTAATGGATAGCGTATGTATTCTCCACGTGATCCAATGCCGTCTAGGCTAACACCTACTTTTACTTTGCGGAACTGACTCCATATCTCTATGATTTCATCATTGACTAGAATGCCATTAGTATTATATCGTAGACTGATCTGGCCAGCATATCCACGAGCAATGATTTCTAATAAAAATACTTTATGCTCTTTGATTAATAAAGGTTCGCCACCTGCAAAGTACAACTGTTTAATGTTAGGTATCTGATCATAAATTTCTGTCCAGAACGCAGGGTTTTCATACCACTGGTTGTTAAAGTCTGAACCTTCCCAACTCATTTGTTTCTTGATCAACGGGCTAGTGAATATAGGAAATACCTTTTTATGATCGGCAACCCACATACTGCTATCATGTGGACTGCACATGATACATTTTAAATTACAAGTATGTCCTAACCTTAAATCCAAGTATTGTAATTTATATGGAATTGAACCGTCCAGTTCTGTTTCAGCAATCAATTCTTTAATGTCAATTTTTTCATTTAGATGCCAAGTGCCAGTTTCCCAAATACGTTTACTAGCAATTCCTTCTGCTTCTTCTTCAAAACATTTAGTGCAACTAGCAGGGACTGCTCCCTCTAGCATAGTCTTACGTACCGACTTCATATAGTCATTGTTAAATGCACTTGTGGGAAGATCGTTAGCAAAGTTTGCCGGCTCCCCATCTTCTTTTTTAACCAGTCCGACTGTATAATCTCCGGTGTCTGCCCCACTGGCATTAGCTACACAGCATATACGCATGTCACCGTTGGGGCGGGTCGCTAGATGTATCCAAGGTAGCACACAAAAGCTGGAACTACCAGATACATCTTTAATTTGTTCCTGCCATTTACCTATTTGAGTGTTGATTGGCTGCATCCAAAATATGTTATTCATTAAATTCATCCAATTTTAAAAACTGATCTTTAGATTGGCTAATAATAGGCTCTGCAAACTTGCCACATGTTCTTACGCAGATAGGCAATGGATTATGTTTAAAACTATCATCCCAGATCGTTTGCCATTCGATACTATCAATTATTTCCTGCAAAGAACGTTCCTTCAAACTAAATTGTTCTATGCTTCCGAATCTATCTACCAAGTCAATCAATGACTGTCTACTATCTTGTTGAAAGTTATATACCATCTGATCTAGCTCTGAATAGACTGACTGGACGGCACCGACGAAACAGCACGGCCATACATATCCGTTGGCATCAACATACACATTTTCTGATTTTTCCACTTCACATTTTACCGTGGCATTTTTAAAAATATCTTTATAATTCTCTACGGTCTTGCGATCGATAAAAATTAATTTTTGCTCGCTAGGCCGTTCTAATTGATGTGTAACATTTCTATCTTTGTCTAATACATCAAACTGTGGCTTACCTATGAACCGAGCTGTTTGCTTTTCAAGAAAACTATCGAACTTTAATTCCTTCGCTAATCTTCTACAATCTTCTAGTTGATGTTCGTTGTGTTTAAATGTAATAAAAACCCATTGAGCGTTGCCGCCGGCATCGATAAAAGCTGTGGCATTCTCTATTATCTTATGCCAATCCGTTCCTATTCTATACAATCGATGAGTATCTTCTAGTCCGTCTATTGCAAAATGAACTATGTGATAGGGCGGCAATGCCTTAGCTAGTCTTGCCCACCAATCTGAATTTCGAGCACTACCGTTTGTGTGTAAGTCCACTCTTATATTTGGATTGGATTTTGTAATATATTCTACAATAGGAATTAATTCTTGATTTAAAATAGGATCTCCAAAATTTCCGCATAAAGAAATTGTTTTAAGTTGTTGGAGAAATTGAATTGATGCAAACTTCTTAAAGAATTCCAAATTTATATCATTTACTTTGATAAGCGGATTCTCTATACCACCATGAAAGTTCCTTGCACACATAGGGCAACCGGCTTGACAGTTAGATGATAGTTCGATGTGAACTTCTTTTATATCATCAAATTTATACATGTGCCTTACCTATTACCATCCATCTAGTATAAAGTGGAAGCTCTAACTCTCCGGCCCAAATTACATTGATGCCGCATTGTTGTTTAAATTCTTCTAACGTGGCCGCAGTACGACCGTGTTCGGGTATATCATAATTATTACCTTGTAACACTAACAGACTGTTATACGGCATTCCGCTTAACCACAAGTCATACTGATCTTGGGTAATGTGTTCGCAGCTAGTATTGATAATAACATCCGCATCACTTCGTATTTCACAAATGTCTGCTGTAACAGCACGGAACTTGCCAACCATTTCTTCTATTTTATTCATGTTGATAGCAATAGGTTCACAGGTGGGATCAATATCAATGCTACGAATGTTAATTATCGGAACATCGCTTTGAAATAGTAGACTGGCTAGCAGGCCCACCCATCCGCCGTGAATATCTATGCTAACAAATGTGTTTACATTTTTACGAAGATTAGTAATCAACAATTCTTTGCTTTTCAATTGGCCTGACCAAAAGGCATCCATGGTCCGTATAGGATCTGGACTTTTCCTGATGGCCTGCATCCAATGATGTAAATGTTCAGTGTTTATTTGCATTTTGGTATCTTACTGTCTGCCGAGCTAACACAGCTAGGTGTAACACAGCGATTAGGTTCCTTGAATAATTCAAAGTGATCTAGTGTACCTAGCGGCACATCATGACAACTATAGCTGCGTTTAACTTCATTGCCTCTTATTATAACACTTTGATACCCTGAATTACAAGTCCAACCTTGAAATTTATTGAACGCAAAAGCATTGAAACGTTCTGCTTGATCGAACAAATGTTCAGTGCCATCTGCTTCATACAATGCTATTTGATAAATTTCTTCTCCTTGTGATGTTTGAGGAAATCCGGTTTGTAATAGGCTAATCATTTCCTCAGTATAACCATTTACCACCCGACTCGCAGTAGGATCACTCTGAGGTTTGAGTGTGACATTGATTCCACGGGCATGCAGTCGAGCCATTCGTTCATAAAGCTCATAGAACTTTTCCGGAACCATTACTTGGTTTACAGTAACATGAACAAGTTCGTACATCAATTGCAGGCATTTGTCTCCAAACTCTTGTTCTTTGGCAAACTCATCATGGAAAGATGCTGTGATACTTCTACGTTGTAACAATGCTGTATTGGCACACCACGTGTTCCACCATTTACTCCCAGGAGATAAATTGGTTGTCATATGTATGCTTTGGTAAGGGCTTTCGGTTTCGTCTAGGTGTTTTATCAATTCTGAAAATTGTTTGTAAGCAGTGGGTTCGCCCCCACTGAAACTCCAATGGAATTCATTGAAGCCATTTTGTCGAGCTTGCCGTTTGATTTCGTCTATGGCATTGGTATAGACTTCGAATGGTTGGTAATCCATTTTATCACTGCGAGCATAGGGCCAACAGTAGCTACAGTTATAATTACAGAAGCGGCCCAAAATCCAACTGGTAGAAAACAATGGACGTTGCAACATAGTGCGTTGACCAAATCTTGTTATGTTATCGAATGGTATCTTTGTGAAGTCTTGCGTCATAATCTGACAGTATTTAACTACAAAAGTCTTGACCTTTTGCGTTTGCGGTTATATACTGTATGTGTGGTCGTGAGTGGAATGGCATACCTCCGGTCCGTTGTGAAACGCATTTGGGCAAGGGCAACGTCTTAGACATCGCTTTGTAGGTTCGAATCCTACCGACCACACCATATACTACGATAAGTAGTAGAACATAACTTAAGGAAAACATTATGTCAAACACAGTAGAACAATTAAAAGCAGCAATGGAAGCATTCTTAGCAGAAGACGCAAAATTCGCAGCAGGTAATAATGCCGCAGGTACTCGTGCTCGCAAAGCATTACAGGAAGTGGGCAAAGCAGTCAAAGCTCGTCGCAATGAAATCACAGAAGAAAAAAACGCCCGTAAAGAAGCCAAGGCCTAACATGCAGAAAGATCTCTTTGAGGACGATATCATAACTCTAGACTTCTCTAATGGGGATACCGGCATGATGTCGTATGATTCAGCTAGCACCTTTACCATTACAGGCAGTGGAGTGTCTGACACTATAACGTTGCCATCAATGAACCACTCTTATAATTATGGAACAATTGGTGGTGGTGGCATTACTACCATCAATAATATCAACAGCAATAGTCTATGGACTACAGGAACTAGTGGTTATACAATCAATAATACTACTACTCCTAATACGGTTCATATTAATAGCACCGGTATTGACATGGCCGCAGGGACTGATATTAAAATAGATGGTAAGAGCCTCAAAGAGTTCATGAAGAAAATGGAACAAAGACTGTCCATACTAGTGCCTGACCCGGCAAAACTTGAAAGATTCGAAGCTCTTAAAAAAGCCTACGAACACTACAAGACCATGGAAAGTCTTTGTTTTGATGAACCTGTCGAAGAACCCAAGCAGTAAATATATATGAATGTTAAACTTTTATCCTACAGCCAACCCACCGGCGAATATCAAGACATGGGCCTCTCAGATGCGCAGGAACTCATTGCGTATTGCGCCCGTGTCAGCAATCCTTCCAATCAACTCAACACAGACACATCAGAAAAACTTATCAGATACTTGGTCAAGCACCAACACTGGAGCCCACTCGAAATGGTCTCCGCCTGTATCGAAATTACCACAACTAGAGATATTGCCCGACAAATCTTGCGACACAGAAGTTTTAGTTTCCAAGAGTTCAGTCAGCGATATGCTGACCCTACTAAAGACCTGTCGTTTGTATGTAGAGAAGCACGACTCCAAGATACCTCAAACAGACAGAACAGTATCACAACAGATGATCACCTGTTACAAAACGAATGGGAACGTGCTCAAAAAAGAGTTATATATGCCGCTAAACGAGAATACGAATGGGCTATCGCTAATGGCATAGCCAAGGAACAAGCTCGTGCTGTATTACCCGAAGGTCTTATAGAAAGTCGCTTGTATATGAATGGAACATTGCGTTCATGGGTGCATTTTATTGAACTACGTTCGGCTAATGGCACACAGAAAGAGCATCAAGAAATTGCTAGAGCCTGTGCAAAAGTTATTGCAGAAATATTTCCGCTGGCTGAAAGTCTTGTGTGATGAAAGAAAAAATTGATCAGTTTTGCAAAAACTACGAGGTACAAATCGTAGATAATCAAAAACGCCGAGCCAGATATCACCCTCCTAGGTATTTTACAGATCCGCTGCGAGCAGATATAGTGAGGAAAGATTTTGTAGAATATGAAACAGAAAAAGTCTTTACAGTTCAGATACCCGAAAGCCGTTTTCAAGCCTTAGTCGAAATGGAACAGAGATTTTTTGGCCGTCACAATCACGGATACAGTGATGCCGACATGTTTGCCATGCTGATGGAAAAAGAACGTGAAGAAAGTTGGCATCGGCAGTCAAACACGGCTGTCCAAAAAGCCTACGAGCAGTATTCTATCATGCTCAATCTAGCAGGCTATCAAAGAAAAATTTGAATCAAAAGAGATTCTTATTGACAGGTTTCTAGAAAGATAGTATAATTAAGTTGTTCAACAGAGAAAATATACTATGGCACAACATTCAAATTACTGGTCATGCAGTCCTTTTGCAGACTGGGTTCGAGGCACACCTAAGAAGGGTGCTTTAACTTCAGACGGATGGGCCGAATGGGAAGATGAAGCCAAACGCTATCATCCTGTTCGTTACTGGCTAGCCGAAGAGGGTCTAGGCTATGTCCAGGATTTTATCACTTGGCCTGTTAGAAAGATCTACGATGTTAAGTATTACATCAATAATCGCTGGGTTAGTCGTACTCACAGTCTTACCGCTCATACTCGTGACATCAAGCCTGGTGCTTGGTGCGATGTTGGCAATCGGTTCCTGCCATGCCTATTTAATGAGTTGGTGGATTTCGTCGAAATCGAATCCGCATGGTCGCACATCGCCTGGGGAGATAAAGAAGCTCGTGCTAAGTATGATCCTCCCTTTTGGGCTAGCGGTTGGTTCCGTTGGCGCACTTGGCGTTGTCCTCAAGCAGGTCTTGATCATTTAGATTGGGCAATGACACTGACCAACACTGATTGGTGTGAACCAGATCATCCAGACTACGGCAAGCCAACTGGACAAGCCCTTCGTGCTCGAGAAATCAAAGAGCTTTACACATGGTGGACTGTGACCTATCGTAATCGTCCTGATCCCTACGAAGTTAGTGGCTGGACCGAATACTGCGAAAAAACTCGAGAACTTAACGATGGAAGATTGTTTGGTAGCAAGAAGACTCCCGAACTGGAAGAACTCAGCACACGTTCACATGAACTGCTACAGAAGATTGAAGCAGACTATGCAGCAGAAGATGAAGCCATGATGATTCGACTAATCAAAGCCCGTGACAGTCTATGGACATAATATGAGTATATCTGATAAAAACCAACACAGCATTGAAGACCTATATTCCAAGTATCTACAGTTTACCAGCGTGATGATGGAAGACTACAAAGACATTGAGATAGCTGGTATAATGATCACTCAGGCTCTCAGCATGTATAGAACTGTGTTGTCAGAAGAAGATTATCAACGAATGGTAAAAAACATTTATGAAAGAAGAGATGATATCCGAACCTTCGACTGAACTTGAATCGCAAATGCCTGCAGAAGGTGTCTTACTTCGTAAAGACTACGGTGATGCTAAGGTCTATCAAATTGTCTGCGAATGCGGAGACTGTGATCACGATCATAATATTTGGGTAGAAGCAGAGGATCACGGAATTACTGTAACAATTTATACCCAACAAAAAACAAAATGGTGGGAACAGAATAGATGGCAAACCATTTGGCGATTGCTTACAAAAGGTTATGTTGAAAGAGAATCCACTCTTATAATGAGCGAACAACAGGCACTGAACTATGCAGAAACTTTAAAATCTGCGGTTAAAGATGTCAAAGAATTCCGTAGTAAAAATAATCCATTAACTAGAGCAGCATCTAAAATTGCAAATGAAGGAGATTGTGTATGACAACTAACCCTAAAGGCTCATGGCCATTCGCACCAAGCGATGCTCCAGAACCAACTGCCGAAGAATTAGCCGCACAACATCTAGCAGAACAACAAAAACTCATCGAAGTTCTTAAATTCACACCACGCACATACAAAATCAGTATGTGGGGTTATGGTGGTGAAAAAGTCATGGGCACTGTAGAACGTAAAATCTACGACTATTGTTTAGAAAATTGCGTCGACCTTTCTGAAATTGCTTGGGGTGATGAAGATACAGTTGAAGATATGGGTCTTGATTTAGACATGATGCCGTTTCCTCCTGGATCGTGGTATGAGTGCGATGACATGGCACACACCAATGGTGTTAGCCGTAATGCAGGTACACTGCAAATTGAAGATGAAAACGGCAACGTAGTTTTTGAAAAGTCATTAGATAGTATCACCGGCGGTGGATGTGATGGCGAACCTGATTGGTCATGCAATGACGAATCTTGGATTGGTAGTAAACCTGCCGGTACCGTGGTGTTTATTGGGACTAGTAATGAAAAAGGTACGTTCTTCGAAGGTGAGATTGAACTTACACAACCTTTCAATATTGAAAAGTTAACGCTAGGATACGACGAAGTCGACGGTGAAGAATTGATCAATAGTGTTGTCTACGACGGTGAAGACATAGATAACTTTGGCGGCAGCACAGACGGTAA